ATTCTTAAAGCTGTCAATGATGGCGGCGGGCAAAGATACAGCGGCCTGAGCCAGCGCTGCGGCTTTCTGGATTTTAAACAGCTTCTTGTTCTCCCCGCCTGAAATCTGCGCGATAGCTGACAATGTGCCAGTTACGATCGTTCGTCTGGCATCAGCAGCCTTTTTCTCAAGTTTGGATTTCTCACCCTCGAACCGGCCGCTGGCTCGCAGCATTTTGTCTTGGAATTCCATCTCACTGATCAGTTTGGCTTCTCTGGATTCGGCCAGCAGCGCCTGCTCATTGGTCAGCTTCACCTGCAAGAGTTCGTATTCACTCAAGTATTCAGCGTTTAACCTGTCTAGGTTGGCTTGCGTGCGCTCCTGGGCAGCGGTGTCTTCTCCACCACCCGACACATCACCTCCATTGGAAATTCGCTGACTTACGAGGCTGGCCGCTGCAACGGCTTTCTCTCCGGCTAGCTTGAGCACTTCAGTCAGCTTCTGGTCAATCACAGCGCTGGGCAGTTCCTGCAGTAGCATTAGACTCAATTCTTCACGGGCACCATTAAGCCCCTCTCTCATCACTTCAAAGGTCCCGTTCAAGCCTGCGGGGGGTTTCCATTCGTTGGCTAGCGCGGCGTTGACGGCATTCAAGGCCTCCCCAACTCGGTCGGATATCCCAGGAACCAATGATGCTATTTCAAGCCAGCCCTTCATTGGCAGAATCAGTGCGGTTTTTATGGTGTTCGCAAAGCTGAAAAAGACGGTGGTCAGGCCGCTGATTGCACCAATCATCACGGTGGAGAAACCTCGGCCGACAACTTCAGCACCCTTCAGAATTATTTTCACACCATGAATGCCGTCGGCAAGAGTCCCGACAGCATTGGCGCCAGCGCGAAAACCTTTTTCGACAACGCCAGTCATTACCTCGCCTTCTGTGGCGGCTTCAATGAACTTGTCAGATAGCGCAGAAATAACGGGTGCTAGTTGAATGGTCAACTTATTGCCTAGACCATCAACCACCCGCTGAGATCTGAGCAGTGAATCGTTGGCTTCCTCAATCTTTGCTGCATCTGTTCTGCTCATGGCAAGGCTCAACTTTTCAACCTCAGCTCTGGACGCTGCAAAACCTTTCTTGCCCTGATTAAACATGTTGACCAGCTTCACACCTGAGCGGCCAAAGATGTCTGACGAGATGGCAGCTTGCTGGTTGGCATCGCTCAACTTGCCAATTTCCGTGCCGATGATTTCAAACTGCTCATCAGCCTTGAGATCACGGATATCATCCAGCTCAATCCCAAGCAACTTCAGCCCGTCTTTGGCTTCGCCAACCCCCTGATCAGCTTCGCCAACACTCCTGCGCATTTTTTCCATTGAGTTATCTAGCTTGTCAGATGATCCGCCATTCAACTCAAACTGATGGCGCAAAGCAGCCAGGCCCTCAGTCGTCGAATTTACTCGGTCAGCGGTTTTTGCGAGCGTGTCATTGGTCCTGAGTGATCGAGCCACGAAAGCACCAAGACCTGCAGCGCCAGCCAACAAAGCAACCTGAACATGCGTTGAGTTGACGGCACCACGCACTGACGTGAGGTTTTTCCTGATCGCCATGAAGGCGCGTTTTGTTTTGTCTTTGCCGCTGATTACAAACTTATAGTTGTCAGTCATAGCGATTCAATGTGTTCCATTGCTTCTAGGTAGAGGTTGGGTTGTGAGGTGATGCCACCCTCTGAAAATAGAAGCTGGTTTCTGTAGTGGGTGTGAAGGCGTGCTAAAAACAATGATCTGTCATCAACCATTGGTAGCAGGCAAATGTTGGATTCTATGACCCCTGGTATAGACCATTGATTGAAAGGGGCGGGGTTGTTGCTGTCGCAGTGACGGCCCCATTGGCAGGTTTTACAATCGAAGTGGTTGCGGTTTCGCAGCACTTCGATCGTTATGGTTAGCTTTTTTTTTCTTCCTCTGATAGCACTGAGCGCACGATTATCTCGTTGGCAATCTCACCAAGGTATTGAGCTGGCACGCGATCAATGCTGACAATGTTGAAACCAACCGGCTTGCCCAGGTCGTCGTTAAAATTCTCCCAATCCTTGAGCCCTTTGCGCAACAGGATCATGCGGCCCCGGTGATTCGGTATAAACGAACCATCAGCACCGCTTGCGCCTTCGCTCATAACTTCTAGCAGATCAAGCTGATTGAGAGGGCGCAATTTGAAGCGCGTTGGCACCTCGTCATCGAGCTCATCATCAGGCGTGAACCATTCTTCTACCAGCCCAGCGCTGGCCGTGATGGCCATTAGGTGAACACCAATGTGGTTGCTGTGTCACCGTTGCCGCTCATGAATCCAATCTCATGTGTGCGTACCCCGTCGCGGTCACCGGGCCCAATCTCAGTATAAGTTGCGCCAGCAACGTTGAGCTGCCAGCGGTTGCCTGCAGTGCCGCCAATCACGCCGGTTGTGATGGCTTTAACAGCGCCAGTTTTCCAGTCATCAATTGGGTCATTGGTGGCCACCAGCACGGCTTGCGGATCAAAAGAACCAACGTAGTCCCGATCAGTGATGATGATTTTCCCGTAACCGTCAGCAGAGTTGGCGCTGTCCGGTGTAGCTATGACGTTGCCAGGTGTGAATGAAAACGCCGCGATATCGGCTGCAAAACTGGCCGTTGCGAAAGTTGCGCCAATGAAAGGCGGCGGCAATGTAGCGTTGTAAGTTGGGGTCACTAGCGTTGCATCAGTTGGCCCCGCGAGGTGACCAATCACTTTGAAGCTGATCATGCCCGTTGCGCCGGTTGCTGCCTCATATTCATCGCTTACCAGTGCGCCAGTCAATTTGTAAAGAGATCCATCTTCATAAAACCAGAGCGTCAAATACTCATAGCCCGTTGATATTTGACCATAGGTCACTGACGTGCTGTCAACAATGGTTCTGTTTTTGCCGCTCGCCAGCAGCAGCGGGTCAATCTCAGGTGCCGTGCCGGCCGCGCCTGATCCTTTGATTTCAACATCAAAAGTGACCTCCATGAGTGTGCCACCGAATACCCGTGAGAGTTGGCCCAAAGTAGGTTTTACAACTGGCCGGTCATTCATTCGGGCACCAGCAAAAGACCAGGCGACATTTTGAACCAAAATCGCGTTATCCCCTGCGCTTGGTGTCGCTGGTGTGTCGGCATCCGTTTGTATTTTTGCAAGTATGACCTCGCGTTTGACTAACTTTGTCATGGCTATTTATCTCCTGCTTTTTTGGCATCGATCGCCTGGGCTGGCTTTTCAACCGCGGGGGTTTTTGAAGCGGCTTGATACAGCTTGAAAGCCTGATCACGCTGCGATGGTGTGATTGTTTCACCGATGATTGTCATGACATTCTCAACGGTTGGTTTGCCGTCACTGCCATAATTCGTCACGGGTATTGCGTGCATCGAAAGGCGGGCATAATCAATCACCCTTTCGCCATCGTTGGCATAAACACGATTGCCGCCCGTTCGTTCTACAAATGTCATTTTGCTCATGGGGTTACCTTATTGGCTGGGGTCTAGTCTTGAGGCGCGATATTGCACGCGCCATATTGTGCGCATCATCACTGACACAGTTTCGCCCTCTGATTTTATTTCTGGCTCTTGTGCGCCAGCAGCGTCTGTATCAATCACGAATGACAAGCCCTGCTGATAGTCCCGCATGATCTCAATGGCGGTTTCTTTTCTCAGGGTCATCAGGTTTGTTTCATAGGTTGGTTTTGCGGCACCAGTGCGCGGCAGTGGCTGCGGTGAGTTTGTGTATAGATCCACATAAACCGTCAGCGCCGAATCAATGTGAGTCAGTGCGCTTGTGATGGGTTCGTCTGGCCCGGCTGCAATCTCGATCGCAAATGGCAGGGCAGGGATTGCGCGTGCGGCCCATCTAAATACTTGGTCCTTCGCTGAGGTGGTGTTGCTGAGCTTTTCAGCCAGCGCTGTGATGATCTGCTCTGCGCGATGATCAGCCATGATGTTTTTCTAACTCCACTCGGGCCATGCCATCTGCATCAGGCTCGATTCTTACTTGACGATAAGTGATGTCATCGACAATGAATGTGTCACCCTCTTTGAAAGGTCCGTCTGACTCTTTGACAAACAACACGGGCGTTGCGGTGTTTACTCCAGCACCCAGCCCATGATCAAAAAATTCTTTTTCAAAAGTGGCGGTGATGGTCTTATTCACACCAGCGTTTGATTGAAAAAGTACCGGCTCACCAAGGGCATCAATGATGCCCTCAGTGGCCGCTACTGCATCCTCTCTGAAAGTCATTGCTAGGTGACTGTTCCGGCACCAGGTGTGAGTTTCACCCGCATATTTGCACTGGACGTAGCGCCCAATGCCTCCATTGAGATTGCACCGGCAGTGATGTCACCCGTTGCCGGTGTTGCTGAGCCGTCATCAAATTTCGATGCCGATGTATCCCAGACCAAGGCCTCACCAACCGCGACGACCGCTGCATCAACTTTAGGCACAGAAAAAACGCCCTCAAGCGCAACTTGTCCCGTGCTGTTTGCTGCAATCGCTTCGAGTGCTACCCCGATACAATTGGCCAACGCAACCACGGCCCCTTTTGCTATCGCGCTCCCACCTGTTGCATGGGTGACACTTCGCCCTTCTACTATTTCAGACATGTTCCTTCCTCTTGATTCACGAAACGAGTGGCCGCCACCCTATGAGCAGGGCGGCAGCATCATTGTTTTACGGTGAGTTTTGAGCGCTTATGCGCCCGCGTTGTATGCCATTGTTCTGAAGTCGAGCGCCTGAGCAACGCAATCAATCCAGACTACGAACTCAACACCAAGCACATTGGTCGTTTCAATGCGCTCAATCATCGGCTCATCACGTCCATCGAGAAATGCAACCTCAACAGTGTCGGTGATGTTCTGATCAGCGAGCGCGTAGTACTTCGCCGCCGCTGCCGCATCAAGCCGGGCATCAGCGATGATTTCCCATCGGTTGCGCTCGGTGTTGGGAGTGCGTGCAGTTTTGGCACTTGTCACTTCACCCTCTGACTGATTGACAGTCATAGCCGCGCCCTCAACTGATCTTGAGCAGTACAAGTACTTAGGCACGATGTTGAGGTTGGCGTTGCCGCCAACGTCTGTTTGCGTGCCCATCTTGACGCGCATGGAATCAAACGCTGCAGTTGATGGAACACCAGCCGTGCCGGTGTTGTTGTGATTCGCATGGAAGAGAGTCAGGCTGTCCTCATCGAGCGTCTGACCCAAACCAGATGCAGTGGTAAACACCGCTGCGAACTGATCACCCACTGTTCTGCGAGCACCTGCACCAAGCCTGGCCAGCATTTTCCCAAACTCGTTGAGGTCATCGTTGATGATGGCCTGACGGCTCAAACCGGCTTTACCCGCGTAGGTTCCCAACTGAATGCTTTGCTTTCGGTCAGCCATCACAATTGTCTCAATTTCCTGCAGCTCAGCGTTGGCAGGCAATGATGGCGCATGACCTAAGCCGGCTCGGCTGGCAATTTTGAAATCTGGCAGATTGCCAATGCGTGCCATGCGAGTGTAAGCCTCAGGCGTTTCGGTGTAACCGCGTAACGTTTCCTTTGTGGCAATGTTTTCCATGATGCCAGGGAAGTCCGAACCGGGCTGTAGAGCAACGGCAACGATCCCGTACTTGTCCAATCCGGTCACAGAAACATTCCTGACAGCGGCTGAGCGTTTCGTGATCTCAAGCAGCGAGCTAGATACAAACTCGTTTTTGTGATCAACGGGAGTGCGGCCCATTCGCATGCTGATTGCGGCCTCAACACCTGTCTTGAACTTGTCGCGCTCATCTTCAAGAACAACAGCGGCACCCTTTGGGTTGGCGGGTGTCATATCTTTGCCAAGCGCGGCGAGAATGCTTTGGTTCGCCATCTCGATCGTGCAATCAAGGTCGTCAATGCAACCATTCATGAGCGTATCTTTGCCATCAAACTCAAAATTCAAGAATGCGGCACGGATGCTCGACTGCCTCGCGGCCTCTTCCGTCCGTGCGGCTTTAGCAGCCGCCGCTATTTCTTCAGGTGTCATTTCTATATCTTCCTTTTCAATGGGGTCGACGGCTGCCGACTTAGGGTTTTCAGCGGCAGCAATGGCTGGCGCTTTTTCTGCTGCGGCGATGGATGCTGCAGCAGGATCTACCTCACCAACGTCACCAGGTTTTGTGCCTGCAACGATCGCGAGAAATTCAGGGGGTATCTTTGCTTTAATTGTTTCGATATCGACATCAGCCAGGCTGGCGGCAATGTCGAGCTCTTGGGTAATCACCTCGTCCGCCAAACCCACCGCAACGCAGTCGGCGGCTGTCAGCCATGTTTCCTCATCCAGCATCGCAATCAGCTCATCTTCTGTGCCGGTGTAGCGAGTCATGTAGGCACTAACCATCGGTTGGCGAACCTTGGCCAGCGTGTCCGCTGCTTTCTGGTGTTTGTGCTGATCGCCATGCACGCCAGTGGCTGGGTTGTGCACCATCATCATTGACTGCTCCATCATCTGAAGCTTTCCGGGTGCAGCGGCCATCGCGATGACTGAGGCCATTGACGCGGCCAGAGAGGTCACCGTGATTGAGACCGGGGCTTTGTGCTTAAGCAGTGCGTTGTAAATTTCGAGTCCGGTGAACAACTCGCCGCCGATGGAGCTAATCTCAACCTCAACCTGGTCAACATCACCAAGCGCCTCAAGGTCAAGAATGAATTGATGCGCAGTCACTTCCCAACCCAACTCGCCTTGGATTGTGAGCACTCCAACAAAGGAGTCGTCACGCTGCATTGCCGTCATCGTGTACCACGGCGCCTTTATCATTCGAGATTTAATCTTGCTCATTCGTTTTCACCTTCGGTTGTCGGGGTCGTTTGGTTTCGTTTTTCCATATCAATTTGCTTACTAACTGCTCTCGGGTCTTTGCCGCGAGATCTAATGATGTCGCTTGTTGATTCGAGCCCAGCGTCACGCAACGCAATGTATGCGTCAGCCTCTTGTTTGGGTTGAATCCATGCCATAGCCGGGCGGCTGAAATTGACGTTGTTGGTGGTTTCAAGGTTCGCATCGCTGGGCATTTTTATCTGTCCCGACGTGATGGCCATCCTTATGAAGTGCTCGATCTTTGGGCGCTCGCCGCGCTCCACAAAATCCTTCCACAAAATTCCATAGTGCTCATGCTGCTCAACCAGCTCCTGACGCTGCGCCGAATAGGAGCCGTTATAGTTTTTACTCATCGAGCTGTAACCAACACCAATGCCTGAAGCGGCGTGCCGTTGCTGGCTGTCTTTGAATGGAATCAATTGGTTGTTCGGGCGGTTTGAAATGAATGACTGGATTTCCTCACCCGGCAGAAGGTCATCAACTACCATGCCTGGTGAAAATTCAATCTGACGCGTCTCGTCATCGTCGTCATAATCAGCACCGTCATACAGCGCCGGATCGCCCTTCTTAATAAACATCGCCATGCTTGCAGCAATCCGAGCGGCCACTCTTTCGGTCTCGTCAATTTCATCAATGTCCTGCAGGCGCTTCATGGCCACAGCAAATGCAGAGATCCCGCGCACCTGTCTGAACCTTGTTCGCAATGCCAAATGTGACATTCTGGCCGCGGGAATTATTTTGGTGGTCTCGTCATATCGAGCAAATGTGCTGCTGTCGTTCGGGTCATTTTTCATCACCCGATAACTCACAGCCCGACCCCATTCGCTGAGCTGTACGCCCGATACAATAAACGGTGATTGGTTGTGCAGGTGCATGGGCACAAGGTCGCCCTCAATCAACTCGTAACTGTAGGGAACCTTCGAGCCATGATCTAAAGTCGCGATGTTGCCAAAGACGTGCTGCTGGAAAAACTCACCGTCACGGAAGTAAGTGCGGGCAGATATTCGTTGCGCTGCGCTCTCATCAAAAAGCCAGGTGACTTCTGGGTGTTTTGACCAATCGTTGTACAGCTCTGCGAGTTGGCCGTTGACATCTTCATGCAGAGTGCCGTCACTGCTCTCAACCATGAACTCTGGGCGAATACCCATACCCACCGTCTTGGCAACTAGAATATCCAAAGCACCTTTTGCAATGTCGTTGTTCTGCTCAAGGTATCTGGCCTGCTGGCGCAACGTCACGGCAGACTCTGCCACCGGCATGTTCGCGCCGCGGCTTTCTCTTTTGGTTTTCCTGTGGCGTGATGGTCGAGCGGCATCATAGCCACCAGTTAATTGCATGGCCTTCAGGCGCTTCACGGAGTAGTCAGGAAACGTGCGGGCTAAAAACTTTGAGTAAAGTCCCATTGTTTAAAACCTCGATTTCGAAAAGCCAAATGCCTTTCTGGGGGTTCCGGTACCGGTCTGGTTTTGTCGTTCGAGCAGCTGGCGCTCTTGTCGCGCTAACTTGTTAACCATCGTGTCGATCTGCGGCAAGTCCTGGCGGGTTAAGCTGCGACCGTTCAACGTGTATGACTGGCCTGACGCGGCGGCAAGACGTGCCGCAAGCCATGCGTTTAACTCAGCTTGAACCGTGCCCAGATTGATTGTTGACGTTGCCATGATGTGCCTCTGTTACCTGTGGTTGTCCCACCAGCTATCACCACCTCGTGAGCGCGGATCTCTGGCAGGTTTTCGTTTTCTCTTTTTGGTCGGTCGCACAATGCCTTGCAATTCCTCTGCAAGTTTTGGCATGTTTATCTTTGAAATCTCATAGGCAGCCTGCGCGTATACGCGACAGTCCAGCGCCTCAACTCTCGGCCTCATCGGTTTGTAAACTTTCACCGGGCGACCCTGGCGATACTGCGTGACCTTCTTTTCTCCAGTCAGCTGTTCAAAATATTCCTCATCAACTGACACGGGAAAGTGAACGTATCCAGGACCCGGCTCGTCCAATTTCAACCGACCAAAAATCATATCCTTCGCCTCACTCGTTCCGACCGAGAAAAGGTTGACTCGTTCCTTGTTGTTACGGCTGGGTCTGCTGGTCAGTGGGGCTGATGGCTGGTTACTGCCTTTCAATGCGTAGTAATTGCGCCCGCTGTTTTTCTTGCAAAACTTGTAGGCCTGGGTGGTGTAGTGCCCGCCTGTATCTTGGCCACCTCCACGCAACCTGAGTGACGCCCCGCTAGGGTGCTCCCAGCTGACAGCGTTCAAATATTGCTCGTATTGCGTCCACAACTCTGGGCGCCCGGGGTCGCCGTAAAAGATCTCATGCTCAATCAGCCATGATTCTTCATTAAGACCAAAGCCCCATGTGCTGACCTCAAGCCGATCATCTTGAGTGTCACCGCCGAAAAACAATGCAAGGCAGCCTGCGGGCAAAACTTTGTCGTGGGGATAATGTTCGCGTCTCATAAATAAATGGTGGTGATCAATTTTTTGTGATTCTTCTTCCCAAGTCTCACCGAGTTTTAGATTGACCCACGTTTTAAGCTTTATCGGGTCGCCTTTCGTCTTGATGAAAGCATCAACAATTTGTGACCAGCTATCGCCACCAGGTGCACAGAAGCCCGCCCACATGTAGTAGGTGATTGATACGGGTGCCCTGGTTACTTTGCCGGCGGCATCATAAAAATTGATACCATCTGTTGTTGTCTGCCGATCTTCTGGATTGTCGTCATCACCAGACAGCCAGTAGGCTTTTTCATCCATCGCTGGCATTTCATCGTTCTCAATCAACGCTGCACAATGCTCGCACTGGTAGGCGGCTGTGTTTGGATCGTTGTTGATGTACTTGATGCCAAACGAAGCGTCAGGGCCGCCCCACTTTAATTCTTGAAACTCGTGGCAGTGAGGGCAGGGATAGTGACGTCTAAAATGTTGATCCGCTTCACTCGCTGCCTTGGTTATTTGGCAAGTAATCGATTCCTTCGGTGTAGATCCTCTGATTGATTTGGCAAACGCAGCGCCAACCGTTCGGGTGTCGCCCAGCGTTACAGGGTCACCTTCTTTCTCGATGTCGGGATCGAAACTTGACAGCTCGTCGTAGATGACAAAATCTACTGACTTCTCACGATAGTTTTTTGCAGACTTCCCGCCCTTCAGAAACAGCTGCCGGCTGTTGCTGAACAACTTGTAGTCCATCGTGTTGAACTTTGATTTCTTGTCAATGTATGGAAACAATTTCCGCAGCGCTTTCACGTCACGAATCATTGGATCTACATGCTGTTTACTGAAATCATCACGCGCATCATCTGACGGCTGGAACAACATACCGTTGCGTTTTTTGTGTTCGATGAAATACGCGATAGCAGCCAGCACCATTTTCGTGTAACCGACGCGGGCGGACTTGACCAGGTTAACGTCACGAATGTCATCGTTGCCCATCGAGTTGAGCGGCGCCACTTGGAATGGCGCGGTTTCCCATGCGCCCTCAACATAGGCTGACTCCGCTGATAGATAGAAATTTGCGTTGGCCCACTCAACGGCCGTCAATGGATCTTTGCGCCTCAGTGTAGTTTTCGCGGCGGCAATTAGTTGCTTGCCAAACGAACCGCGCTGACTAGGTGTAATACTCCTCAAGGAACTCATCGAATTTTTCAGCCACGTCAGCAGCAGAATTCGCCGCTTTGTTGATCTCCTTTCTTACTACGTTGATTTGGGTCGCCGTCATCTTGGGCATCGATCGCTTAATCTTTGCCGGCAGCGAATCGAGCACTGCTGATATCTCAGCGCCCATCTTTGCGAAAACGAAACCAGCAGCGGCCACCGGGAAAACGTTGCCCTGCTTCTCATCGTTGGCGAGCTCTTGGCCGATTCTTTTCTCTCGGTCTAGTTTCGCTTTTTCAATTACAGGGTTGAGCGCTGAGTCATTTCCTTCACCTTCAATCAGCTCATCTAGCCTGGCCTGGTGTTTGGTTTTTTCCCGCCCAACCTTGTACTCAATCACCTGAGTGACTTTCCAATAGCGGTGGCGCCCAATCTTTGCGATATGTTGTAGCTGCCATTTGTCGAAAGCGGTGCCTGATATTTCAAGATGCGCAATCATCTGGCTGCGTGTTAACCAATTGGGCTCTGGCTTCTGAGGCTTTTGTGCTTTTTTCTTGGCGACCATTTGTGTGTGCTCTGCTCAGCGCTCCCAGTACAACTACAACTTGAGGCTGAAAGATCTCATAAATAGCGGAATCGTGCGGTGCCGCGTACCCTCACGGGGCACCCTTCTGGTAGTACCTTTTTGCTCTGGATCTAAGGCATTGATACACATGAAGCACGGTGCTGGGTCGATGCCTAAGCGCCTGTTAACAGCGCGGCTCAGGCTCTCAAACTTCCATCGCTCGTGTGTCTTGCCGCACGCTGTGCGCCAGACTGATCCAGCACCTTTGATGCAGGCGGTGGTTTTGTGGGTGCTCATCGCTGCCGCCTTATCATGTTGTTGATGGCTGCACTCAACTCAATGGGGAGCCGTGTCTTTACAGTACGCCTGAGCATGGCAACGGTGTCTGGCTTAACGAACTCAAGCCGGGCCGATGGACCACTGACCGACTCAACCTTGCCGCCTCGTGTGCGCTTGAATACCAACAGCGCACCGCTGGTCTTGCCCGTTCCGATAAACGTGCCACGATAGTGCTTGCTCTGGCCCCATGCCTTAGCCTTCACGCCTGGATGCTTAAAGCCCTTCTGGTTTCTCTTTCTGAAAGTGTTGACGTTGCGCTGGGCTGGGCTTACAAACTTGATCAGGTTGCTGGCCATTGCTGCACGCATATCAACTGATCCGTCAAGGTGCTTGGCGTTGGCCTTTCGTACTACCATCTTTTTCCTGATGGCTTTCTGTTGTTCACCAGTGGCAGATGAGACGTGCTTAACCGCCTTTGAGGCGGTCGTGCGGGTTGTCCTGTTGATAGCCTGCGGCAGAGCCTTGGTTGTCAGGTTGCGCTCATGGGCATAGAGCACCCGATCTAGCCTTGCGAGATCATCGGTGATGCGTATGGATATCATCAGATTGTGTCTGTATCAACAAACACCAGCCGTGCCAGCTGGGTTGATTCATGCAGCACTTGCGTTGCAACGGTACCAACGTATGACGTGAGTCGCACCAGGTATTCTGCATCTGGTATTGATCCGGCTGAGGTTGTGAGCAGTCCACCCAACGAGAGGATGACCTTGCCATCTGAGCTGTAATCAATCAGCGCCGCATCAGTGTCAGTGTCAGCAGTTGCAACGATCTCTGTGGCTACGCCTGTTTCCGCATTGAAGCTGCAGACCTGCAGCACCATGCGATCAACGCCTGACCATTTGCGTGTGACAGATCTTAGAGTCTCAGGGAAAATATCTAACACCTGCAGCGTTAGTAGATTGGTCTTTCCCTTAAATACAACGCCTTTGAATGGAGTGACCGCTGCAAAGCTGCTGATGTTGGTGATCACTGTGGATGGCATTTAAACAGCACCTTTTCTGGCGTTAACGAGCGCCTGCACTTCAGCATTCAAAAGCAATTTGGCGGCCCCTTGCGTCACGCTATCAAACTCACCTGCAGCAGATTCTCTCGCGGGATTGTCAATCATTTCGGAGCCTGTTACCTGGCCATCATCACCGTAAGTTGGGATTTCCACTTGCTCGGGCATACCTACAAGCATCACATGCCCAGCCTCGTATCCATCCCTCAGAGGATTGTCAATCATCCGAGTTTGCGGGACGTTATCGTCATCGATGTAGGGCTCTTCGATCTGCACATCTAATCCGTTGAGCAGGATGTTCAGCTGATTACCGCGCATTAATAGACGCTCATAGCTCAATGATTGACGATGTTTTTCAGCTTCGCTCACCAGAGTGTCCTTGATGCCATCAACAAACGCATCGAAGTAGCTATCTAGGGCGGTCTTTGCAGGGCCACCTTGGCGAATAATTCTCTCTCTTGCGGGCTGTGGTAGCCTGGCTTCAATCACGTGCTGAACTGACTTTTCGATCTGATCAGATGACCAGACATTGTTGCTGTAGTGGCTGTGAATGAGGCGGCCTTCGTAGTACACGTCCATGTCATTGTTTCTGAACTCGATCATGACTGAACACCCTCAATGGTTAGCGTGTTCCAGGTATCGACAGTTGACAGCCAACCTTGCCGGCCATCGAATCGCCTCGTAATGGCGCCATCACGCACGAGATCTGGGGTATCCGGGCGAACTTTTGCGCCATCCTCAAGAATCATCTCAATGCGCCAACCTGGCTCAATCCATTTGGGTGTGCCTACCTTGCGAATCCGGTGCGCCGATACTTGGCCATCGAAAGATGACGCAGGCACCAAGTCAATCTCATCACTTGCGCTTGCACCAGGATCATAGGTGAGGGTTTGAGAATAGGCGCCATTCGCAGATCTTGCCGTTCCGGAAGTGCCGCTGAATTGTGCTGCCACGGACCCTGTCGTGCGGTTAGCGACGGTCAGAGATAACAGGTAGTCGCCAGCCTCATTATCGAACAGCTTCGTCATGCCGTCGGTTACCTGTGTCGGGGTCGTTCCTTCCGATCCGGCCCAATCAAGAAGAGATCCACCGATAGTATCGCCGCCCGTTGATGGAGGGCCACCGTATGTGCTGCCGAACATCCTCGGATCTGCCTCAATGAGGCTATCGTACTCAAATACCCGCTTTCCCTTCACACGCCCGACAGGGTGCTCAACCAGATCCTTTGCGGCCACTGTTGTTGTTAGGTTGGCACCATCCAGGATAACAACGTCACCGTCATGCACTCCGATGGAAATGGCTGTATCAGATACGGCACCAGATGCAGCGACAATGTTGTCCTGGTCAAAGGTGGTGTATCCGTCAGTCTGGAGCACCGTGTAGGTCTTACGGGCTTCATCAACGGCCACATCAACAACGTTGCCTGTGTATTGCAGGGTGCTCTTTGCAGCATTGTTAAATAGTCTTCGCTCTTTGTCGTACTTCCATCGGTAGAAATCAGCAGCAGCTTTCCGGTCTATGCCGCCGACTCTGAGCAGCGCCATGTCGAACGGGTGGACGTAGGTGATAGCGGCTGCGGGGGCGGTTAGGATTACTGATGCAGCGACATTATCCAGCTCCCCATCAATGTAGACGTATATATCTGTTGAAGAAAGAATAACGACCACATGATGCAATCCATCTGCAGGCGCATATGAAATCCCAGTCGCCGTGACCGTTGACCCATTATCGTCACGTATAGTTAACGCGTTCGAGGTGGCCACCCAGAGAGCTGAGCCATTATTCGCGGCTGTCGTGTTCGTCACAATCGGGTTTCCCGAT